AGGGGCAGGCCGGACAATCGCACTCCAGCGGGCTCTTCTCTTCGCACAGCGCATCGTGCCGTGCCAGAAAAGCATCCTCCAGCGCCCTGTATTCTTGGTTGGTCATGTTTACTCCTCCCGCTCTGCGATCCACGCATCCAGCTTCTTTTTGAAAATCTGAAATACCCGGCTGCGGTCGGTACGGATGCACACGCCGAAGGGGTACACGCCCTGCTCCAGGCCGTCGGCCAGAGTGTCAGAACAAAGGCTCAAGCCTTTATCTCTAAGATACTTCGATGCCTGATGCAGCGTCATGGTTTCGATCATTCGCTTGCCTCCTCCTTGTCTGTCCCCATCAGTTCCTCCACCTTCACGCCGTAGTGCTTCGCAATGGCTTTTGCGTGTCGCGGGAACGGTCGGGTAACACCATCCCGCCAGTTCTTTACAGACGTTTGAGATACTCCTATCGCTTTCGCAAGGCGGTAGTTCGTCTCGCCACGTTCCTCCTGCAAACGAACAAGGTTCTCTTTCAGCGGCATCCTTTCACCTCCAAATTTGATTATTTGCTTGACAAATTGGAGCAATAGTGTTACTCTAAGTTTGCTACAACATTTGACTAACGCCAGCTCAATCTATCAGGGGTGGTGCGGCTTTTTATTGCCCACCCACGGTATTTATTATACTCAAGACTTGAGCAGATGTCAATAAAGAGTTGAGCAGCAAAGTACACAAGTTTTGAGGTTTCATTTTATGTCATTTGCACAAAACTTTTGCTGTTGTTTGGAGGAAAACGGGCTTTCCCCTTACGCATTTGCTAAAATAATTGGCGTGAGTAACCAAGGCGTCTTAAATTGGACAAAAGGCATTTCTCTGCCATACCCTAAAACGCAGCAAAAAATCGCCGATTATTTTGGCATAACGGTAGAAGCATTGATGGGTGATGAACTGCCCGTCCTGCCGCCGGAGGGCGCAAAAAAAGCCCCCGATCCGGAGATCGAGGGCGGGATGAAAGATGAAGATTTGAAAGAAGCTGTCGAGCTTTTGAAAAAAATGGATAAGGAAACCCTGCGGATTTTTATCAAAGCCGCCCGCGGGGCTTTGGAGAATTAATTATGAGTATTTCGCGCTCGTAGCCGTTTTCTTTACTGATAGCCCAAATTTTCATTTTATCGCCTCTATAATTTTATCAAACTGATCGCGGGTCATTTTACTCGCTAAAGAAATCGCCTCAAAAAGTAACGCAATATGCTCTGCATTCTTTATTATATCACATTTATTTTTCGTTTCACAGCTTACAATTTCCATCTTTATATTTTTCTGCTTCCAATCCACATTATTTCTCCTTTCGGTTTATCTACCTATAGTCAAAATATGGCATTTGTTGCACAGTTTAGGGCAACAATACAAAAAATTTTTTAAGAAGGAGCATAATTAGAAATGGCTAAAAAATCTTCCTTTAAAATACCAGGGCTTTCATTTAGCTGGAAACGTGCGCTTGGAATTACCAGCGCAAAACGCAAGATTGCAAAAGCAACGGGAATTCCTACAACAAAGGCGGGGCGGCAAAGAAAAGTCGGCAAGATATTGGGGATTAAGTGAACGCCATAGAAAATTATTTCATATAGTCCCCACCGCCCCCGCACCGGACGGTGGGGATTTTTTGCCGCCTATCGCCGTCACTGGCTCTTGGCCGCATACCCACAGTATCAGTTTGTTGTTTGGCAAGTCAATCCAAAAACCGGATAATATGCGATTAGCCGGTAAAAACAAACGGAGAGGTTTGCCCAAAATAAGGCAGGAGGGGAAGAAATGGGAAAAACTTTGCAGGATATTTGCAGAGAGGCAAAGGAGTACCAGCATCTTACCACGCAAGACTTAGCCGATTTAACAGATCTGTCATCGTCCACGATCAGCAATTACTTTTCTGCGTCGTCAAAGGATCCAAGCCTATACAAAATGGGGCTTATATGCGCCGCCCTCGGTGTGTCTATAGATGAGTATTTTGGTATCGTAAAGAGACCAACCACGGAGGAGCAGCTGGCAGAGGCCCACAGAGCAATGGCCGATGCAGATGCAAAGCATAGCGCAGCCCTACGCATTGCGCACTTGGAGGGCGGCATGGAGCAGCTGACCGGATCAGTGGCAAAGCACGAAAAAAAGAGCGCGTATTGCAAATTTGGGTGTATATCCTGGCGTTTTCGCTGTCAATTGCCGTATCCATAATATTTGGATATTTGGCGTTTGATTCAAGCGTCCCGCACACAGGGCTTATCCGCAACGGGCAGATTACATCAATCGGCTGGATGCTATTTGCTCTGCTTGCGGTGGGCGTCGGTGTAATCATTGCTTCGCTGATTAATGTGCTGCGATATTACAGGCACCATCAAACTGATAAAAATATAGGGTAGGAGGATAAAAATGGGAAAAGCAATGAGGAGGGCCAACGGAACCGGGACAGTGTATAAGCTCGCCGGGCGCCGACGCAGGCCCTGGGTGGCTGCAAAGCAAAAAATCATTATAGGATATTACCCCACCAAAAAAGATGCTATAGCGGCGCTGGAACGTCTTGCAGGCAAGGATTTAACGGAGCGGTACAACATGACCTTTGCCCAGGTGTTTGACGCTTGGAAAGAGGAGCATTACAAAAAAATAGGGCCAAACGGTATAGAAGGCTATGACGGCGCATTTAAAATTTTTGCGCCGCTGCACGACCGGAAGTTCCGGGACTTAAAAACGGCGGATTTCCAGGGCGTACTGGATGCCCATATGCATAAATCCCATAGCACTGTGTCCAAGTATAAGCAACTCATAACGCAGATGTCCACATGGGCCATGCGCGAGGAGATCATCACAACAAATTTTGCAAAATTCGTCCAGCTCCCCGAAAACACAAAAAAAGAAAAAGAAACATTTACCGATGCTGAAATAAGCAAGCTGGAAGCGGACGGCAGCGACACCGCAAAAATTATCCTCATGCTGATTTACACAGGAATGCGCATAGGGGAATTGTTTTCCCTACCGGCTAAAGATTATCACAAAGATTATGTGGTCGGCGGTGAAAAGACGGAGGCTGGGCGAAACAGGATCATCCCAATCCGCCCCGAAGGGATCCCATACTTTGCCTATTTTGCAAATAAGGCTACTGGCCCACTGCTCATATCCGGCTATGCTGGGGAAAAAATCCCAGCAAACTTCCGCCGCCGGGATTATTACCCGCTTTTGGAAAAATTAAAAATCCAGCGCAAAACGCCGCACTCCACCCGGCACACCTATGCGAGCTGGGCGAGAAAAGCGGGGATTGCTCCGGAAACGCTACAGAGGATCCTCGGCCACGCCAACTACTCCACTACCGCAAATATATACGTCCATACATCAGCGGAGGAATTGGTGCAGGCCGTTAAAAAGGCGAAAATTTGTTAGTAGTTTGTTAGTTACCGACGGGAGCCAAGGCAAGCCCTTGCAAAATTGCTCTGCGAAAAGTTGCAAAATCGCAACAAATATTGTTATTCTTATTAACTTTTGTGCCTATATATTCAAAACGATTATAATTCACACGCAGGAGGTCACTGGTTCGAGTCCAGCAGTCTCCACCAAAAAAGTCCGGGAATCTCAAGGGTTCCCGGACTTTTTTATTTTTGCCAAGATTAACTTTGTTAGTAACGTGTTAGTAGTAGCGATTTAGGTTAGTTTTTTTAGGACGCTGTTATAAGCTTTCTCATTGACGATTTTTAGTGTGTCCATAAGCTCGTCCATAACTTCCCACGCCCTATCCTGCGCTACATTCCCGACCGCTTTCAAAAATTCACTGCCGGAGGGTTTTATTCTCTTGGCCGGCGCAGGCTCTGCAGAATACAGCATTGGGGGCGCTTTCGCCTGCAGTTGCTCCCCGCCGTGCTCGTTACGGATAATGTAGAGCGCCGCCAGTTTCTCATAGTTTGTCCAGCTCGATTCTTCTGTTTCAAGGCGAGCTATCCAGCGCTTGACCTCATTCTCGTCGACCATAGGGGTGCACCCCCTTTAGTCCTCGATCGTGTCCATGCAGCGCTGGATGGCTCTGCGGATGCTTTCGTCGTCGGCGTTGTCCAGCATTTCCTGCAACTGGCGTTTCATGTTGTCGATGCCACCATCACGGGAATAGTGGCCGCGCACATAATGCGTGCCGCGTCTCGCATTGGACATATCACGGTCATAAGCGCCGCGCATGCCCGACTGCCAGTCTCCGTCGCGGGAATAGCGGCGAGAATAGTCTTCATCGCGGGAATAGCCGCCGTCTTCCATCATCTCGATCTTATCGATGTTCTTGATGGTTGCTGTCAGTTTGTGGGCAATTTCTAGGTCACCCGCACCCAATTCGCCTTTTCGGGCCAGTTCGTCCAGCTCCTTGCAGAGCATATCCCGCAGTTCATACATAGATTTCATACCCATTGTGTTCTCCTTTCTCAGCTCACACGGTCGATGGTCAGGTTGCTATTGGCAAAGCTGACCGCCTCCGCGCTGGTGTTCTTTGCTGCAACGGTCACGCAGCAACCACGCGGCACTTCCACAATGGTGCTGACGTAGACGTTAAAATAGTTTTCCACCGCAGCCGGGGTGACGGTCGCCGTTGCTCCGTTGAGTGCTTCGCCGTTGACGGCAAGCGCCGTGGTGATCGCGCCGACCGTGCCGCCAGTGGGGACGGCGATGTTCGCGCCAAAGTTCACCTTAAAGCGCGCCTTACACTGCTGCGTCAATCCGCGCAGGGTGACAAGTCCACTGCCCTCGCGGTGGACGATGCAGGGCTTGCCGCAAGCCGCCGTGGAGACCATCGGAACATTCTGGCCAGCAGGGACGGTCACGATTCCGGGATTTACATATTCAGCCATAATTTCAGTCCTTTCATAAAATACAGCGGCAGGGCTATTGCCCCGCCGCTTTTGTTTAGTATCGGCACGGGGCCGACCATTTCCCAACATAGGGAAAAGCTACGCTATGCAGTTGTCAGCAGCCACAACAGGCAAACTGGTTGCAGCAATAGGGGTTCTGCACCGTGTAGGCCGGAATGGGAGAAGGCCGGAGCTGAGACACCAGATAACTGTTCTGCGCCGCCTGGCTTGCCGCCAGCTTCAAGCCCTGGTTCTCGGCCTGGAGGTCAGAGAGCTTGCTCTGCGTCAGGAAGTCGAGGATTGCGCGGCTGTTGCTGTTAGCGTTGTCGATGATGTCGCGGGTCGCGTTCTGCACGGTGTTGCGCGTGTCGCACGCCTGCGCCGCCATATCATAGCGCACCTGCGCGATAGCCGCGCGATTCTCGCAGCAGCAATTTGCGGCCTGCATCTGCATGGCGTTGAGCTGCTGCATCAGCGCCGCTTGCTGGTTGCTACGGGACAGCTCGGCCTGTGCAAAGCCGTTTGCCATCGCCATGTTGGTGCCGTTGACAAGCTGCGCCTGCTGGTAAAATCCGTCGCAAAGGCCCTGATTTACGCTGTCGATCTTGCGCTCGACATTGGCGAAATCAGAGGTCAGCACGTAGCCGTCTACGACACCGCCGGAATTGCCAGCGTTGTTGCCCCAGCCGTTGCGGCCCCAGCCGAAGAGGAAAAGAACGATAATCCAGATCCAGTTTTCGCCCCACATACCCATGCCACCGCCGTAGCTGTTCGCGGGCGCGACCGGCATAGTCATCATGGGAGCACCGTCGGAAAGAGACATATTATCTCCCCTTTCATAAATTTTATTTATCAAATCGTGGCCACGATAAGATCAATGGAATAAATGCTCGAACTGTTTTGCCATAGATTGAAGTTGGTTTAACTCTTGCTGGCTCATAGCCCCAGATTGCAAAAGCTTGTCGACCTCCGCTTTTGGGTTACCCTGAAAATTCGCCCTAAACTGTTGGAACTGCTGCAACATCTGCATAAAGCCGTTGCCGCCGCCGAGCGCTCCGAAAAAGGGATTATTCATCGTCATCGTCCTCCTTGCGCTTCTTCTTGCCCTTCAATTCGCCCACAAGCGCCGCCAGCGCGTCAAACTCCTTGCGGGTGACAAATTCCACGCCCGGCTTTTGCGGCGCGTTAGGGGCCGTTTCTGTGCGTTCTACGAGGTCATAAATCTTGAGCGTCGGTTTCCCGCTTGCGTCTGCCTGCTTGAGGTAAACGGTGGGGGCGGTGGAATCCCACAGCGCTACGGCAGAGTTGGGCGCGATGAGATAACCTCTTGCCTCCTGCTCTCCGCTTACCCACTGTACGCCGCCTTGCGCGATGGGGTTCTGTTGCCCTGGCTGCGACATAGGCTGCTGCATGGGCTGCATCTGCATGAGGTTGTCCGGCATCGGCTGTGGATAATAGGGGTTGAAATAGGGATATGCCATGTTCATTCCTCCGTTTCTTTGTCCCAGAAATAAAGCGGGATTTCGTTCTCGCTGTTCCAGCTGTCATAGATGATCCCGTCCTGAACGCACACTACATGCCCAGAGAGGGCGAGAATATATGTCCCGCGCGGGTGCTCATCGGCAAACCTGCCGACCGTGTAACAGTCTGGGCAAGTGTCCGGTATGATGTATCTCCGGTAGCCTAAGGACCGCAGATACGCGCCCCAACAGGCGTTTGCATTGGGTAAATCACCGTCCAAGTAGCCACGCATGCACAGCCGGAGATAAACCTCGCCCCAAGCCTTTCCCGTGGCCTTACAGATCGCACGGACAGTGCAATCGGACACGTTTTTCCCGCAGGGATTTGGATTAAAATATTTATACATGATTGCAACCCCTATATAGGCTTTCAGCAATTTCCACATACGCTAAAAGCCCCTGGGGATCGTCTGCGTACAGAATGCAAATATCCTGCGCCATTTGCGCGGTAAACCCGCATTTGATTAAGCGCTCGTACATATTCCCGCCTCCTTGCCTCTATAATAAAAGAAATCCGGGCAAATAAACTGCCCGGATTCTGCCTTGATTCTGCAATAATGTAGTTACAGTGTACACCAATTGTGTGCAAAAACGAAAAATAGCCGCACCCAAAAAGGGCGCGGCTACTTTTAGGAATTGAATGCATCCGCCAGTTTTTGGTATGCGCGGCGGCGCAATTTGTAAAATCCATCTACGCTGATATGTAGTTTTGCCGCCGTCTGTACGCAGGTGCGGCCAAAAATGTCCACGTCAATTACACAGGTTTCCTCGTCTTCCGGTAGCCCTACCGCACGGATTGTTTCTGTGGCGCGGCATGGTGCCATAGTGGATAGTTTTTTGCGGATTCTTTTGTGCTGATCTATCATTTCCCACGGTGTGCCGTGGAGGTGCGGATGTTTATGCACGGGCGTGAGGCCGGCGTAGCGGTGTCCTCTGCGCCCTCCAGTGGATTATTTTACCCCTTATTTCAGCAGGAAATTCCAGCTGGCGGCACCGAGGATGCCATCCACGCCAAGGTCGTGGTCAGCCTGCATCCGGCGCAGACCGGCCTCCATCTTTGGGCCAAAGAGCTTGTCACCGCTCCAGATCTCATCCGGGTAATAGCCCTTGTCCTTCATCAGCAGCATGGCGGCCCGGACGTCATTGCCCTCCATGCCACGGCGCAGCATACGCAGTTCCATGTTGATCGTCTCCTCCTTCGTCGTCGGTGCGGGTTTGGGCTGCTCGTTCAGCAGCGCCTTGACGCTGGCCTTGAACGCCTCCCACTCCGCATTGTTCTTCCCTGCCATCTGCCGGGGGCAGGACTTCCCGGTCACGTCGTAATGCCGCAGGACGTAGGTGTCCACGCCGGAGATGCCCAGCAGCTTGCACAGCTCCGCCGTCAGTGCCGCAGCGTTGGCCTTGGTGCGCTCGGAAACATGGTAGTTCCCGGAGCAGCACATCTCGATCGAGATACTGTTGGTGTTGCGGCAGAGAGGATGTACCGGATCAGGAGAGCCTACCGCCCACGCACGGTCACAGGCCGGTACGGATTGGTAGATGCTGTCCTCGTCCACGAAGTAGTGTGCGCTGGCCTCCCGGTCGCCGCCTGCGAAATACTTACAGTTGGCCTCGGCGGTGTCCTTATTATTGCCCGTGTAGTGCAGCACCACAAAGGCCACGTCCCGCCCGCCCAGCCGGTCATAGGTCTCCTTGCTGGCCGGGATGCTGGTGTTGATGGGGATGCCGCCCGCCTTGGCGATGGGATATGCGGCAGTGATGCGCTTACCCATATCTCACTCCCCCTTGCTCAGCTGCTTGACAGCCTGATTGATGCCGGTGGCTGCCAGACCGCTGACGATACCCACGGCAATGGCGGTGATGGGGTCGCCCGCCGGGAAGTCCGGGATGGGTGCCAGATAGTAGCTGACAGCACCCAGCAGGCCGCCGCAGACCCCGCACAGGATGGGGATCCACTTGTCGTTCATGCTGCTGGCTTTGCCCACCAGCCCCACGAGGTAGGTGATGACGGTGATGACCGCCACGCTTGCGATGCCAAAAGTTTCCATAATTTCTCCTTTCCGTGCCCGAATCGGGCACACAAAAAATGTTGATAGGTCTTTGTTTATCGGTTTAGTCGGTATTGTACATTCACTACAGTCTCCTTTCTTTTTTTTAATCCTCCGTATAATCGTAAATGATGGTGGCCTTGCTCGCACCCCAAGGAGCATTTGCTACTTGCCCCTGCGACCACGGAACATAGATGGTGGTTAGGTTGGAGCACCCGTTAAATGCAGAAGAGTGGATGGTCTTTGGGTTTCCCTCGAATGTAATACTTGTTAGCCCGGTGCAATTAGCAAACACACCGAAACCAATGTTCGTTATCCCAGGTGGCAGCCTAGTTATTGCCAGGTTGCGGCAACCATTGAACGCATAGTAACCGATGCGTGTTATTCCAGACGGCAGACTAGTTAGTGCAAGTTTGGGGCAGCTTTGAAACGCATAGCTACCGATATTTGTCATGCCAGACGGCAAGCTGGTTAATGCAAGGTTGGGGCAATTATTAAACGCATAGTCACTGATGCTTGTTACCCCAGACGGCAGGCTGGTTAATGCAAGGTTGGGACAACCGCTAAACGCACTGTAACCAATGGTCGTCAAATCACCCGGAAGTGTAGGGCTGACAGCCGTGCGTTCTATCACTGCCTTGAAGCTGCCGCCACCCTCCAGAGTTCCGGTCACGCCGCCGATCACCACATCCTTCTTGATGTTCTCGGGCAGTAGGGTGTCCGGTTTTTGAATCGTCACCTTACGCATGCCTTTGCTGCTGGTGGGCAGGATGACTTGATTGCCGGAGGGCATAGACAGCTCCACCGTCCGCTCCTCGGTAGCAAGCACCTCCATCACCTGACCCATATCGACCTCCAGGTCAGCGCCGGGAGAAAAAGTTACCGCAAACTCGATCATAGCGCACCATCCCGCAAGATACGCTCCACCGGCACCGTGAATACCTGAGATGCCATGCGCTGCGCCCCCACGCCCACCCGGAGCTGTATCTTTGCGTCAATGCCTCTCCCGGCAGTAAGCGACAGGGTCTCGGCTTCCGTCAGCGTGCAGGAGACAACATTCCCGTCTAGATGTACATCCGGCAATGTTTTTTCGATCTTAACCTGTCCGGCCTGAGCCACGGCAATGGACAGCACCGTGATACTTCCCGTGTCGATGGGTAGCTGGAATGTCAGCGTAGGGGTCGTACCTCGATACATATATATCCCTCCTCATACTGTAAATCTGCGATGCTTAGTGGTTGGATAATCTTTCCAAATCCGCTATCCTGTGATTGGCGACCTTGATCTGCTCCTCCAGCACCGGAACGCGCCGGGCGAAGTTGTTATGCTCCCGGACTTCCCGTGTCAGCTCGTCCAGTTTGGTGTCGGTGACGGCCTGCTGCGTGTCCAGCTTGGCCTGCACATCACGGGTGGTCTTGTTGCTGGTGATGATTACCCCCAGCAGCGACAAACCGCCGGTGATGATAGCTACGACGATTGTTTCCATTCAGTAATTTCCTTTCTCCTCTGGGGCTATGTTATAAGGTGGTATCACCTCCTTACACCCCCATTTTCCACTGACCCGCAGCGAGACGATTAGGCTGTTCGCCGCCAAGCATACACCGTCAGATATGGCGGCATATTGTTATGAGCCCTCCCGCCGCCGGTGGTGCCCGTCAGGGTGTTGCGGCTGATGTCAAATGCCGCCGCTGCATAGGGGTAATATCTTCCGCTTCCGCTCTGCGACCCCATGTCGCCTACGGTGAACGCTTTCTTGCTGTTGGTGATAAATCCGTAGTATCCTGGCTCATTGGCCGGGTTGTGCCCGTGGCTGGGCATCTCCTCTGTCGTCAGGGTGTGGCTGGCCTCGCCGCCGGTGGCACCAGCTGCGAATGTATCACCCGCCGCCAGCAAGAATACATCCTTTATGCGCTCCCATGTCCCGCCGCCAAAAAGATTGGATGGATGTGTGGCAGAGGTGGAGATGTATACACTCCCAACCGGGTGAGCATAATCCAGCAGCGTTGTCCCTCCTACCACCAATGCACCGTCTATCTGTACATCCCTGTCAAAGTAAGCATCCAACCCAACTTGCAATGCGTTTGCCTTGTCGCAGAGACGGCCAAGCCCCACAGACAGCAGATGCTTTGCCAGATGGTAAAGGGCATACGCTGCCGGCAGATCTCTCAGTGAGGAACCTACACCCTCCCATGCATCCGTCGCCACCACACGCACCTCGTAGCGTTTGCTCTTGTCTGCAGCAAACACGGCAGAAATATCAGCAGGATCATAGTTTCCCGCCGCCGGTCGGCCTGCCGTAGTCCAATCTTCAGCGCCGACTTCCCTATACTGCACCGCATATGCTGCGGTGTTTTTAGCAGAAAGTGAAGTAATGGCCCCGGAGAAAGTCACCTTGCCATAAGTGCCAGCCCGGTTTGCTGTTCCATCGGCATTGCAACGGGCGGCAGAAATAGCAGTAATTGCTGGTTTGCTATAAGCGAGGACAGTGATACTTTGTGTCTTTGTAGTCGTGCGCCCTCGGCTATCCGTAACGGCGCAAGCAACAATCAGTTCGCCGGAACCGGGCAGATAATCCGTTGTACCACTGGCCGATGTCGCAGCGTAGATGCTGCCCACCTTGATACTGTAAGACTTGATGGAACTGCCCTGCACACCGGATGCGGTGATATCCACTTTGACTTTGCTGCGAAGCTGGACATATCCACCATAGGTGTTGGACACACCTGTTGGATCATCGATTGCAACAGACAAGGACGGAACCACGGTTGACGGCACGGCAAGCTTAACAGCCGTCGACCACGCCCCAACATAGGTGCTGCCGTTGTACGTCTTTACTGTGAGTGTGAGCGCCACAGTCTCTGCGTTTGGTGCTTGCTGTGCCAGAGACACAGGCGGTGCGTTCCAACTGTACGATGTGCCTACATTTTCGGCAATCAGTTTGTCCTTGACGCTGCCGCAGGTGTAATAGAGTTTGTGCGTAAAGCTGCTGCTGGCCCGCTTGATGGTGATGGTCAAGGTTTTCCCCAGCGTGGAGCCGCTTGTGGTGGCCGTGGACGCTCTTGGAATGGTGGTCAGCGTCACCGTTTCCGACAAGGACAAATGGCGTGGCGTGTAGGAGCTGTCAAAGCCACAGTCCCACTCTGCTGTCAACGCAATGCTTTTCGTGCCGTCTGCATTATGGCTGACTGTAATAGTCTTGCTGCCCAGTTTGTACCATCCGGTGGAACTGTAATTATACGGATTCCAGCGTTTTTCGCCCTGAAGTATATAATACGCTTCGCCGCTGCTCTCGTTCTGTGAATATCCGGTTCCGTCATATACCCACAAATCAAGACTTAATGTGCTTTTGTTGTCTGCGATAGACTGGCCTGTGATTGACCAATCCAGACGCAAGCGCCAGCCTTTGTTTGTGCTGCTGTAAATGGACGCCATGTTCTCAACTCCTGTCAACTGGCAATTACATCGCCGTTTTCGTCCTCCGTCCAAACCACGTTTCCGATGCAGAGGATAGATACCTTGATACGCATTGCTTCCACGCCCTCTGCGGTGATCTGCAACTCCGGTGTGTTGTTGCGGACAAACTGCAACACATCATTATCCAGCCGCAGCAGGATTTCATTGCCCGTTTCGCCAATGATTAGGCCGTCAGACGTAAACCGGAAAGCCTTTGTGATCTCGCTGTACTTGCTTTGCAGATCGCCGTCCACCTTGTCAATGCGCTCGGTTACCTTAGTGATGTCAATGCTCAGCTGGTCAGTCAGCACAGACAGCTTTGTGCTGACCTCCTCTTTGTAACTGTCAAAATCCCCGGTTTCTACATAGTTTTCCAGAGCGGACAGGATGATGGAGTTGACATTCTGCTGCAGATCGGTAATCTGCTGGTGTGTGGCCTGAATCACTTGGCTTGAAGATTCGTCCACCCGCTCAGAAATCTCCTGCCGTGTGCTTTCGATGCGTTTATCCGTTTCACGCTTGGCATCTATCTGCGCCCCCGTGTAGGTTTGCTGGGTAGCGCCCAGCGTGATTTGTGTGTTGCCGGGGTCAAGAATATCCGGGGCCAACTCCATCAGCGGATAGGACGCGCTGTAGCCGTGCGGAGTGCTGAAAAGGGCCGTCATCCGGCCCACCCGGAAATGCTGGATGCCATCTTGCCAGCCCAAATCAACTGCCTTGCAGGTGATGGTCTCCGGCATGGACAGGCCATTGTCAGCCAGCGCCGCCTTCGCCTTGGTCTGAAGGTTGGCGGCAACAGTCACATCATCCCATTTGATGTGCCGGGTAATGCGCCCGTATGTGGCCATGCCAGACTTGCTATAAATAGTAAGCCCGGATTTAACAAGGTCATCTGTCAAATCACCATCTGGCAGCGCTTCGATAGTCAAGCCGTCCTTGCCCTCTGGCAGAATAGCGGTGTAAATGTTTGTTCCGTCCGTCTCGCTGGAAAGGTCAAGGAGATTCTCAGCAAATTCCACAGACTGCGTATTTGTGAGCGGCAACGCAGCGTAATAATCCAGATAGTTCCCGTCATCCTCATATCGAATCAGGAGATACCCGCCCAAAGCCGATTTAATCAGCTTGTCGGATATCGTGGACATCGCCGTGGCGTACTCCTCAGAGCTGCGTGTGATGTAATTGTTCGGGTCTGTTACGGTACACACTCCGGGCCTGATCTGCTGCTCTGCGGACACTTGGCTGTTGTGCTGCCCTAAAATCCAGCGGAAGAAGAAGTCAACCACATTCCCGCTTGCGGCTACGGCCTTATAAGCAGTGTCATTCTCGAAATCTTCCGGAAAGTTGAACGGTGGGATGATGCTGTCATTCAGCGCCGCCATAATGCCCTCTGTTGCGATTTTATGTGCTCCGTAGAAGTCTTTTATATCGCTGGTTATTCTCCCCCTATATATAGGAAAAGTGCCGTCCAGCAGCTCCACAAGGCCGCTCATGCGCCGAAGATTGCTTAAATACGGATGGTCTGCATCCACTGTGAAGGACATTTCCCCGGCCTTGCTGACCGCCAGCTTCACAGAGGGGTCACGGATGATTAGTTTTTCATCCGCAAGGCGCGGGTCATACAGGATATAGTTTTGATATTTTAGTTGGTACATTACAGGCTGGCCTCCTGATATGTAACGGTGATGCTACCGGTGCCGCTGGCCACCTTCGCCTTCAGGCTGTTGCTGCCAGCCGCAAGCCGAATGGCGGGGAAAATGTGATCTCCAGCGCTGGCATTGATGGTGTTGTTGTCCCAAAGTAATACGGTATCTTGCGCCACCGTGATTGTGGGAATAACCGGGCGGCTTTCATTCGGTAGCGTAAGCTGTTTATATGCCGTTCCCAAATCAGCCCGTGTCACAGTTGTTTTCTCTTTCTTGTATTTCCACGGATCGCAATCAACAGTAACGGGAATTGTCTGCTTTATTTTGACAAGCTCCACCTGCCCAACGGAGCACCGCCCACTGTAATAATGGGCGGTGTCCTCGGGGAAGGTCACTTTCACGCGCTTGCCGTGGACTTTGTTGCAGAAGTCAGAAAGCGTGGCAGGCCATTTCTTGCCGCTCACCGTGTCCACGCCGGTGAGTATCAGTGCAATGGTGCGGTTTTTGTAGGTCACTTCGCCGGTCAACACTTCGGAAGCGTCCAGCAGGCCATCCCGGCCCGGAACATCAATCATATTCGTGCGGACTTCCGGCAGAGAAATGGACTTGCTTGCAAGCAACAGGCCGTATTCTGCGTAAGTGTCTTTTCCGTCAAAAAATACTTTTCCTATCATACAGCCCTTGCCCTCCTCGCATTGATTTTGGCCAGTTCTTCATCCATGCCTGGGGCAAGCAAACCGACAACCTGACCACTGTCCATGATGACTTTCATATTTGCCAACATAGGTAAATACTGTTCCAGCAGCATTACAATTCTGCCGGAATCGCCGCCCCCTCCGTAAGAGCCACTTGTATAGTTTCTGATGATGTTTGCATCTGCTGTAATGGTGCCAGCGTCAAAGCTCATATTGCCCTCAATGTCCTTTTTTACGGACTTGAATTGATCGTCAAAGCCCTCGCCCAGACCTTCGGCCATAAAGCCGCCGATGCCCGCAAAGACCTTGGACGGGGATGCAATACCAAGGATTTTTTTCACACCGCTAACCAGCCCATTTACCTTATCACTGAACCAGCTTTTTATATTGCCCCACATTCCGGCGATGCCGTTTTTTAAGCCCCGAACGATGTTTTTACCGATGCCGCCCCAGTCATAGTTTCTGATTGTGTCGGCAATGGCAGCGATAATGCGCGGGACGGCTGCAATCAATTCCGGGATTGCCCCGATAATGCCGGTAATCAGCGATACAATAATCTGCGGACCTGCAAGGATGATCTTGTCAAGGTTGTTCACGATGCCGTTGATGAACGCAATAATCAGCGTAGGGACTGCCGCGACCAGCTCCGGGATGCACTTGATAATTCCGTCAATCAGCGCAAACAGAAGATCAATGCCCATCTGGATGATGTTGGGCAGCTCCACAATGATTGCGGCGAGCAAGTTGCCAATAATCAGAGGTACTGCCGCGATAAGCTGCGGAATCGCGTCAATCAGGCCCTGCGCAAGCGTCGTAATCAGCAAGATTGCCGTTTCAATGAGTTGCGTCAAAAAGTCCGGGCTTGTCAGCATCTGCACAATCGTCATGGTCACTTGCACAATGCCGTCAATAAGCGTGGGCAGGTTTTCTATCAGGCCATTCGAAAGGAAGAAAAGAATGTCGATTGCTGCTTGCGTAATTGCAGGTAGGCTATCAATGATACCCTGTCCCAATGCGCCGACAAGCGCAGCCGCCGCCTGCAAAAGCGAAGGCAGGTTGTCTGTGATGGTTGTTATGACCATCGGAATAATAGTGGTAGATGCAGATGTAACAAGCTGTGAAATGCCGCCCAAGATGGCACTAACGCGCGGAATAATATTTCCAGCCGCCGTCTCCACGCTGCTGACAAAATTGCCAATCAGCGTATCAAGGTCTGCGTTGTCGTCTGCAATGCCGGTTATCAGGTTTGCCCATGCGGCTTTTGCCGACCCACCGCTGCCCTCGATGGTGCTCGCTGCCTCTGCTGCCGTGGTGCCAGTGATGCCCATTTCCGTCTGCACCACATGGATGGCATCTACGATGTCGGAGTAGGACGAAATATCAAACTTCTGCCCAGACAGCTTCTCCGCGTCCGCAAGCAGACGCTCCATTTCCTCTTTGGTGCCGCCGTAACCGAGCTTTAGGTTGTCCAGCATGGTGTAGTTCTGCTTCGCAAAACCCTGATAGGCGTTCTGTATCATCTCCATGCCGGTGCCCATCTTATTGGCGTTGTCTGCCATGTCGGTGATGGCCTGATCCGCCTTCTGAGCTGCTTTATCCGTATCTCCGCCAAGGCTCTGGAGCAGGGAGGCCGAGAAACTGGTCACCGTGTCCATATATTCGTTGGCGCTCATGCCAGCGGTCTTGTATGCGTTTGCGGCGTACTCCTGCACCTTGTCCGATGCAGTCTTAAAGAGGGTATCGACGCCACCCACTAATTGCTCATACTCGGCATATTGGTCAATGGACGCTTTGGTCAGCGCCGCCACGCCAGTAGCCGCAGCTGCCAGGGCCGCAGCGCCCACCTTTGCCGCAGTTGCAAGACCACCTTTTAGTTTCCCGGCAAGAGATTCTGCCTTGCTGCTCGTTTCCGAAAAGCCTTTATCTACATCACTGTTATCCACACCGATTTTCACAAAAAGATCGAGCAGGTTCATTCTTTCACCACCAATCCGCACCGCGCGACTACATCGGCGGTAATTTCTTCGCAAGTCCTGTCGTCCTGTTTCTTTGGCTCAACAATGTCGGCGTATCGCACTTTAATATAGTTCCCGCTGCCATAGTTCCCGCTGGCGACACGCGCCGTGTTTTCAGTCACAATGCGCAACGCGTCCGACATATAGATGCGATAAGCGTCAGTTTTTGCCTTTTCATTGAGCCGCGCTATGCAGTAGCGCAGAAACGGCCTTACTCGTCGGCTTCCCCGGTATTCTCCTGCGCAGAGCCAGAGGAGTTCTCGCTCTGCGCCGAGAGAAAAAGCTCGATGAATGCATCATCGGTCAACAGCTCCACCGTGTCCTGCGACAGTTTCACAAGGTTCAGCGCATCCTTGTAAGCGTCCGCGCTCACACCCTCGATCGCAGCAAGAATGGCAATAATATCGCCCTTGTGGTCTTTAAGCAGCACAGGGAGCGCTTTCCGCGCCCTCTGCATCATAAACCGCTTCGCCGTCATGCCCTCCGGCAGCTTTTCACGCCGAAACATGGCAGAGGCTTTCTTGTCCTCCGCAATGTTGGCTATGGGGTCGATGATGTCCGCGATCACATCAAATACGCGGTCTCCCTGGATATCAGAAAGTTTCATGCTGTTTCCTCCGTACCCGCCTTGATGTAGATCTCATACGGGACCTTGTCCTGCTCCGCAAGAGAATAGTGCGCCGTAAATTCAAAGGCAAACTGACCCTTGGCCTTATCTGCCGTCTTGAGCTGGAAACCGCCCGTGGAAAGCGCGTTTAGCATATGGATAGCGATAAAGCCGCCGTTTTTCGTGCCGTTCTTGTCGGAGTAGTCGCCTACCAGCCAAATGTCGGTAAAATCGCTGTCCTTGAGGTCCGTGCGGGGAACGACCTTCGTCGTGTCGCTGGCATCAATGTCCGCCGCACCGCACAGCAACTTTGCCGTTTTCGTATCGGCGTTGATAAACGTGCCAGACATCTTCGCCTCCACCATATCCTGCCGCTTAAACTCCTTCATGTTCTTCGGGCAGTTGTCAATGTCTTCGCCAAAGTCGGTGAAAGTGGGCGTTGCCGTAAAGTTCACACCGCCGGTGGTTGCACCGATCTGGCCAGCCGCACCGATCTCCCCGGTAGACGGCGTAAAATCGGTGGTCAGAATACCGGCGTTGATCTGCAATTTCTGAAACGCGTCAGAAGGAATTTTCGTAAATTTCATAGTTTCGTCCTTTCATCAGTTCTGCGACAGATATTCAACCGTGACGTTGAGGTACCGCCGCTTGATGTTTTTGTTGCTCTCGTCCGCAATGTTCTGGCACCACGGAGACCCACGCTTGATCCACATAGCCCCGCCGTCATAGGGCACCATACAGCCGCCCATACCGATGGCATCGGAGATCTCCTGTGCCTTTGCATTGGGCACCGCCTCGCCTTCCGTGTAGTACCAGAGGTTTACCGTCAGGCCGATTTCCCCGCTCTCCCACGAGCCTGTAATAAGTTCATAGGTCAGCCAAGGGAAGGTCGCGTCTTCCGGCACATTAGAGGTTGGATACGCCGGGAGAAATTGAGAAAACCATGCGTGGAGCGCCTTATCCTTTGTCATTTCGGCAACTCCCTTCGTTCCGCTGTGAAGAATTTCAGCGCCTTAATGGTCGCTCCCGCAGACCTCGGCGCGGCCTTTTCCTCGGGGTTAGAGGTCACGCGGTAAGTCAGCCCTGTTTCCGCGTCACGGAAATAATCGTTGTACTCGATGGGAACGCGCTGATTGACCAGTGCGGAATATACCGAGGTAACACCGTCCTTTTCCGCTTTTCGCGCCTCCATCGATGTGTCAAGAGACTGGTAATTGAGGAACTCCGCTCCCTCTTCCCACGCGGTGATGTAGCCGCCCGCTCCGTCAGGCGTGCGCTTTTTCTCCATCAAAATGCACTTGTGGGCAAAATCGTCCAGTAAACTCACGGTTCCACCCCCTTGAGCTTGCGCCAGTCATTTAACCGGCCTTTAAAAGCGCCCTGCCAGCCCGTCCCGGCGCTCGTGTCGGCATTTCCGCCGCTTGCCTTTGTGTAACTGTACCCGCCGAAGCTTTCGCTCGTGTACGGGCTTAAAACGGCTTCACCGTTCTTTTCTTCCCATGCGGCGATATCTTCGGCAAGCACAACCACAGCCTTCGGAACAGCCAACACCCACACCGTTCCGGTAAAGGTTTCATCCGTAAGGTCAGCCGCCGGATATTGATGCAGACCGTCATTAAACACAGAGCCGCAGATGCGGAAATATTGATTGTTCAGGAGAAAGGGCAGCGCAATGCTGCCGTTCTCCACGGCAAACGTGCCCTCGTGAATCTCCACAAGGAACCAGTTGTTCAAGTGCCGTAAGACTTGTTCAAGCATTACGCTGCCCTCCTATTTAGCCCGCGCCGGCCACAGAAACGGTAGCCACGGCAATGCCGTCCAGATACTCTGCCCACAGTTTCATACCCATGATGGCGTACATATCGCCGGTGGCGCGGCTGTAATCGCCGTCCACATGAACGCCGATCAGATTCGTCTCGCCCTTCACGGTGTAGTTCAGGCCCAGCTTAGCAAAGTCGCTGTCACTGGGATCCACATAGTACAGGTCGATGTTTTCAACCGGCAGTGCGATCACCGTCTTGGCCTTGATGTACTTATCGGGCAGCAGGAACAGGGTGCGGTAGCCCATGAAGTTCTCCACATAGTTCAGGCCGAACATGGTCTGCACGGTGATTTCCTTATCGCCCAAGTAATCGTAAGCGTCGATAATGTTGGCGAAGCCTACCACCTCGGTCACGTCCTTATCAAGACCCGCGAACTTTTCCAGAACCTTGCCCTTGGCCATAGCCAGCGCACGCTGCCAGGTCTTCTCGGTCAGCTTCAGCGTGCCGGTGCCGAGGAAAGTGTAGAAGTCGGTCAGAACCTTGTTCTGCAAGGCCACGAGGAACGCTTCGTCGGTCTTTTCCACGGCAACGTCGGCGCCGTACTTCGCCACGCTCTCGATGGTCACGCTCTTGGCGTACTTGGAAATGTCGATATCGCCGTATGCAACAGGATCAACCTTCATCTTGGTGAAGGGGATCTCATCGCCTTCGGCCACGGCGCCGCCCTTAAGAGCGCCGTCCACGCTGGCTTTGTAGGAAACCAGCTTCGTGCCGGGCGCCTTGCGGATGGGACGCATGATGCCCATGATGTTGCGCAGTGCGTCCCAGTTATCAGCGAAGCGGGACACGAAATCCACCTCTCGTGCGGAAGTGGTAAACTGTGCGGAAGTTGTAACGTTAGTTTTCGCAGCCATAAATAGCTCCTTTCAAAAAATCAGTTGTTTTCGCTTGCCATCAGATCAGCAAGCGCTTTCTGGCGCTCCGCCGTGGACATCACATAGCGGCCCTTATCGTCCTTCTTGTAGATGTCCTCTCGGGATTTTGCGCCGCCGGTGTTTGCCGGGGGGTTGGCGGGATTCGCTCCGTGCGTCTGTGTGGTGGAGACAAGCCCCTTGTAGGTGCCGTCTACGAGTGCATCAAGGCTCTTGGTGTCCTTGATCTTGTCGCCGTCCATCTCCAATGCGGCCATTTCTTCGCCACAGCCGCGCATCGCAAGGTCCAAATTCGCACCGGTGATGTTTTTGCTCTCAAAGTAAGCACGCACGGCCTTTTCCTTTGCCGCCTTGCTTTCCTTTGCCGTGATGTCGGTCTTAAAGGCTTCAAAGGCCGAGTGTTCCTTCTCGTACTTCTCCTTGTAACCGCCGTCACCCGCTGCCTTGAGGTCGTCCAACTGCTTCTGAACGCCGGGCAGCTTCTCCGCATCGGCCTTGTAGCGGGTCACATCCGCCTTGAGGCCGTCCACGGTGTCGGTATGCGCCTCGATGATGGTATCAACCTGCTCATCGGTAAGCCCCATACCCTTCAAAAGTTTTCGTGTAAGTGCCATGACACTATCTCCTTTTCTTCGGTTCCGTTCCTTCGGAAACGATAGTTTTATAAAAACCGCTGTCCTTTGCGGTAATTAACAAAAAGAGCCAACTGCATACAATTTGTAAGCAATTAGCTCCTATTTCAGTTCGTCCTCCAATATCTTCCGGTATTGGATGGCATGGTCGGCGGCAGCAGGTTTCAAAAACGGCTGTGCCTTGTTGCCACGCGTGTAATGCCAATTTCCCTTTGCGTCCTGATACACCCACGGTGTAGGCCGTCCGCCGCCACCTTCGGCGTAAATGCCGGTTCCTAATTCCACATACGCACCGTACTCAGAATCCGTTCCGATGATTGCCGCCGGTTCCTGCTCGTCTACCACATGAGTAATGCTGTTGCGCAGATTGCCGGTGTCAACGGGGCACAGCTTTTTTGCATATCCCTCTGCCACCAGTCCGCACTTTTCAAGCCCGCGCAGCAGCGCCGCCTTGATCTCAGCGGAAACCTCCGCGCTGTGGTCTTGGATTGTAACGCTCATCTCTGCAAATACCCCTCTCCGCGTTTCTGCCGCTCCCATTCTGCATAGGACATATTCGAGATAACCTCTGTTTCGCCCGTATCGGCGTTTCTGGCGCGTCTTTGCGCCGATGAGGTATCTACCCCATCCACGGCGGCAATCAGCGTACAGCGGCAGTTATATATCTCCCACGGTGGCCCTTGTGGGTCGCCGGGAAAACGACAACCGTTAGAAAACTTCTTGTCCTGCGCCACTTGTTCGCCGTCAAGCATGGCATGAGAGTGGCGTGTACGCGCGTCCAGCGTAGCCAACCATTCTTTTTTGAGCTTAATGCCCATCTTTTCCGCTGCCGCATAGCTGTCCATGCGTCCGGCGTTCTGTGCGCCGGTCACGGCTGTGCGGGCGGTGCGGATGGCGGAATCGCGACTCATGGTGGTAATGCGCTTTTGCAGATCATCCGCCATGTGCTTGATGCTCTTTCCCTGCAAGATGGAGCTGGTGACGCTTGCCGTGATTTGCTTCTTGCCATACGCGAGGTCGATACCGCGTTTCAGTGCCCTGTCCTTTGGGTAGTACGGCATTAAGTCCGGCTGCTCTACCATAAGCCGCTTTACCGTCTGCTCGTCCCACAGGTCAAAGCCGATATTCCCAGCGACCTGTTCAATGGTGTAAGCCGCATAATTGCGGTTCAGGCTGTAAATACCGGGCGTCGCATCGTTGGTATAGGAAACCGCCACAGCGTTTGCATCGGTCGCCCTCTGCGCCACCTTATCGCGCATGGCCTGATAGCGTTCCCCGCGCCCGATCTGGTTGAGCCGCCATTGCTTATAGTCGGCCTCCGTCCATTCCTTGCCGTTCTGCACAGTTCCGATCAGCGCCTTCATTTCCTCGTCGCGCTTTTTGAATTGCTCAAAGTATGCGTCTATGGTAGCTTGCATCTCTTCCCCAGCCTCACGGTACAACTTCGCAATGCGCCGTTCCAGCTTTGCAAGTTCCTTGTCGGTCAGATTGTGACCGAGGTCTTCGTTTGGCATTTCTGCCTCCGTTTCACAATATCATCATAGTGCGGTTTTACTCGAATTACATTCCAGTCGCATTCCTCCGGCACTTTCCCGTAAAATATCACCCATTCCGGCGAGAGCCGCTTCATCATTTCCTCGTAGCCGCGCAGAAACAGCTGCTTGCTTTCCTTATTCTGCTGTGTGCCTACTGAACTAACCGCAACAATTCCACCAACAGGCTCACCATCAAAGCACCAATCGTAACTGTTCTCGTCGCTCCATGAGATCGTTGGATAGACCGTCATGCCGTGCATGGTCAATCCAGAATTTCGCGCTTGTTTCTTTTTCAATCAACGCTCGAATGCGACCGTACTGATCGGATGCTCTGCGTAAACTGTCTATGCTATTGTTTACTTTTTCTTTCAATATTTTGCTATTAGCCGTTTGGAAAGCATCTCGCGTTTGTTTTACCCATGTTTGCATGCCTTTAGCCGATGTGATATAGTTCGGCGCCTCTGTCCTGAACCCAGATTCTGTTTTATACATCTCTCCAACGAGTGTATCGTAAACTTCATCTCTGATTTTATTGGCCCACTTGACTTGCTTTTCGGTTCCAGTTAGTGCTGGGAAACTCTCCACAGGGCGCTGCACTTTTGGCAAACCGCCACTTCCCACACCGCCACCTGCTCCGCCTCTACCGCCCATTACTCTACCTCCGTTTCTTCTGTGCCAGTTAAATTCACAAAGCTGCGGCCGATTTCCTCCGCCGCCTTCCGCTTTGCCATGTCCTCATACTGGTCAATATCGCCGTTGATGGTCAGCAGCTTCTTCGTGATGTATTCGTCATCGTAATACGCCGCGCCCAGAAGGATATTCTGCGTTTCCTCGCTCTTGTTGATAATTTGGTTGCGCGTGTAAGTCGGCTTGTCCTCAATGCCCGCCAGACGCAGGATTTCCACAATAAACCGCGTGACCTCGGATTCAAACTTGTCTGTTTTCAGATCCAGCGGCACATAGCTGGCCTTGATCGCAGTCGCCGTCTGGTTCCCGGCAGATACCGCCGCCGCGTCACAGCACTGAAAATCCTCGTATAGCTTTTTCTTGAGCATATCAATGGTGCTGCTGGTGCCCTCATACGGCGCCTCGATGGTCCTGCTCTCCACCTTTGCGCCATCATCGCCGTTGGCGTGGGCAACGTGCGTGGTTTTCAAGCGCTCCACAAACTTTGCATCGTCGAGGTCGTCCATGCCGTTGCAGTTAGACAGCACCCAATAAATCAGGTTGCCCTCATCCACATTGTTAACCATGTTCGAGGACGCCAGATCCAGCGCGTCAATGGTGTTGCGCTTGCCGACGATTTCGGAGAGACACCGCTTGTTGTTTTTCAGCGGGACGATGGGGAAACTCGGATAATTCCCGCCGTCGTAAATCTCTGTTTCGCCGACTTCCGCCTTGCGCTCGATCAGCTTATAGCTGCGCTTTGGCTGCATGACGGCCATATCCTCGCCGCTGGGCTGGAAATACTCGGTAAAGCCGTCGATCTCATACAGCGTCGCTCTCATAGGCTTATCCTGTGCCACCTGCCAGAACCGGATACCGGCTTTCATCGCGCCGTCCTCTTCATCATAGAGGGGGACGAACTCAAGCAGGGAGAACACCCGAAGATGCGTCAGATCCCAAAAGCCGAAGGATACGCCTGCGATTTTCGCCGCCCGCGCCGCATCCATGACTTCCTGGTCAAAGTCCAGGCATAGCTTGTTCGGCGTTTCCTTCTCCGCAAAGGTTACGCCGTTGCCCAGCAGATATGAAACTTCCTGATCCACCGCCAGGCCGAAGAAACGGCTGGCCAGCTTATGGTTTGCCGTCCACATATCCGTGTGGGCACGGCCCTGCATATCGTAGATGATCTTTTCATAGCGGTTAATGGTCGGATTCAGGCCATTGTAATATTCCTCAGCATCCGCCGCCGTCTTGTATGCGTGTGAGCTTCGATGCTCGTTGATTGCTCCGCGAATAAACCCAATCCGCGCCTGGTCACTTTCTCCGACCGCAACAAGGTCATTGTAAGTTTTGATAGCCTCTCACTCCTATCTGCTCCAAATGGGGACGTAATCGCGCTTATACGCCTTATTTTTCAAAATCGTATAGGCAAAATAGCGCGTTTCGTCCATTGCGTGGTCGTTTTCCTTGATTGGCCTGTCGTCGGCGGATTTTTCGTCCCACCGATATAGCCCAAACTCGCGGATGCAGTCTTTGCAGCCACGATGCACCTTAAGAATGCCGTCTTGCAAAAACCGCGCCGTAGTCATAATCCCGTTTGTCACATCGTTGTTGGCCTTGCGGACCATATAACCGTGCCGCCGCAAGACCTCGATAAACGAAGCGGCAGACGGGTCAACGATAATGCTTTTGACATCCGCCTCGCCAATGAGCTTTTTAATTTCGTCAGCGTATTCCTCGTCTGTCTTGTTCTTTTGGTTCTCGCGCCCGGAATAGTAATACTCGCGGATGCGCGTGGCCGACTTGCCGTCCCAGCACCAAAGTCCTGCAGAAAACGGGTTAAGTGTTCCGTAGTCGCAGGAAACATAGTATTCTCCCTTTTCCGGCAGCTCGTCCACAATGCAGCTCTCGTCAAACATGGGATAGATCAGCCCCTCGGCCAGCACCCACAGTCCCCGGATGTAACGATCATAAAACACGCCCGTAAACATCGACTGATACCGCTCCAGCGTTTTCTGCGACAGACCGGGGTTGTCCGTCATTTCAAAATGCAGATACAGCGCGTTCCGCTCTTTGTTCCTCTGTATCCACTCTGTATAAAACCAATGCTGTGGACTTCCCGGGTTGCAGGAAAACCACAGTTTTGCACCATCTACCGAGCAGCGGGTCAATGCCTGTTCCACGAACGAACGCGGCATCAGCACCACCTCGTCCAGCAGCACCCCCGCCAGCGTGCGGCCTTGGATCAGCGTATAGCTGGCCTCATCCTTGCCGCCGAACACCTCAAAGTAATTCGTCACGGCTCCGCGCCGCACTTCCATCACCTTGTCACCGCGCCGCCAGCGGATGAGATAACGTTCTTTTGCAAGGCTCATCGCCGTGAACGGCACTATAATGTTCTTTGTGCAGCTATCCACCGTGCGGCCACACACGCCGAAGCGCTGACCGCTGAAATTTTCCATCGCCCAGCGGACGAACGCCCACATCATGATGGAGGTCTTGCCGGAACGCACGGCGCCGTCGCAGATCAGCGCGTCATACTTGGAATAGGGGAAAGCAAGGATTTTTGCTTGCTTCGGGCTAATCATCGCTCTCCAACCCTTCTGCCATTTCACGCAGACTCACACTCAATGCGTCATCCTGCGTGTTGTCAGTCGGCAACCCCATCTCCACAATATCGCGCTGCCCAAGGTACTGTTTCCCCAGCCAAATAGCCATGCTTGCGTTCTTTGCCGCAAGCTGCCACTGGCTCCGACGCAGTGAAATTTTCCCCGCTCCTCGCTTTTGCCTAAATACCTCGGAAAAACTGGCATGATAGGTGCGTTTACACCAACTATCCAATGTTTTATCGGTCACATCAAACCAGCCGCAGATTTCCTCAAGCGTGCATTGCAGGCCGCAGAGGTTCTCGAACTGCTTCTGATCTATTTCCTTTCTTGGCCTTGCCATACGCACCCTCCTTTCTCTGCTGGCGTTTAATAAACTTCTCCATGTCCCGCTTTAGATATGGGCTATTTGTTTTGGCAATAATTGCCTGTGCTTCTTCAATCGTCATTCCCAAGCCCTGCCACGATTTTCTTTTCTCTGTCGGAAAGTTCCCACACGTCGGAAAGTTCCCACACGTTTGTATTACATACTCTTACTTTCTCGGCGGCAGCCTTTTCCGCAGCAGCCTTTTCCGCAGCAGCCTTTTCCGCAGCAGCCTTTTCCGATAGCAAAAAGCCGGAGCCGAACAAGCCTTTCCCCGACGCTTTCTGTGCGTCAAGCGCGCGGATAAAATGTGCATCTCTTTCTCTAATTTCAAGGCTTACGCCGTGAGCTGCCATATAACACAGCATCGTTGCTGTCAAAACCTCATCTGGATATGAGTATTTCGGCAGTTCTCTGTGCAACTTTTTGAGATTCTGTTTGTTCTCGTCATCCAGTATTTCTCTTAAATCAGCGGCAGCGACAATCTTATTGCCCCCCATGTTGGTAACAAACGACGTATTGACAGACGCGCCGTTTTCATACACAACTCCGCACCCGCACGCCACATAGTTTGCCGAACCGCGCATAATTCCGAGGAGTGTAAGCGTTGGAGCGAAAAGAAAGAAGTTGATTCTCTTGCTTGTGTACCACTCGCAGATTTCTGAAATAATGGAAAAAGGCGGATTGTCTATCACAACACACCCGGAAGGGTATTTCTCGCTTTTATAATCTCCGCCCGGATAAAACGGGCGCACAATCGCGGCATTGCCAATTTCGTACTTCTCGGCCACCCAATCTCTTACTGCGTCGTAGATGTTATCCGGCGTGTAGCAATCGTCCGTTGTTTTCTTCGCCTCGAACTTTTCAAGGAAAGCTTGGTAGTCCTCATCATCGTCTGAAAGCTCTCCACGCTCCATCCTTTCCCGGAACTCCTGCTCTCTTTGCTCGTTGGTCATTTCTTCAATTTCGGATTCGTCCAGCTCCGGGAAAGAAAAGTCAAAATCAAACGCCGACAAATCCAACTCCGGCAGTTCACCTTTCAGCAGGTCAAAGTCCCAGTCGCTCTCGTTGCTCTTGTTATCCACCAGACGAAGGGCGTTTACCTGCTCCGGTGTCAGATCGTCCACGCAGACACAGGGCACTTCTTCCATGCCCAATTTCTGAGCAGCCAACGCTCTGCAATGCCCAATGACGATAACTCCATCACGGTCAATCACAATCGGCTGCACAAAGCCGTATTGCTTGATGCTCTCCGCAACAATGTTGATTTGCCGTTTATCATGCTTTTTTGCGTTGCCGGCATACGGCACAATATCCGCAAGCCGCCGTTTTGTGATTTCCATGCTTTCCTCCTGTTTTGTCACCAGCCCCCACCCCTTGGCTACAGTAACAGTCTTTCCCCTCCCATGCGGCCTTCTGGAAGCTCTCAAACATGGGTTACACAGTTTGCCAGCAGGTGGCAATGTCTTTTCCACAGCTCACTTCTGAGCGGTATAGCCGCACTTCCGGGCAGGCGCTATGCCATTTGCCCACGGCAGCGGCTCTCCGCTTTTGGTGCGGCATTGCAGTCCTGCCCTGCTTTAGCGCTTCAGGGAAAGTCCCCGTCACTCGCTGTGGTCTCCCCTTACGGGGCACCTATGCCGCATAGAAATTTTTGGCGATCTGGGCTTCCGCCAGCTCTATTGTCCCATGCTGGCTCCCGGAAAAATATGTGCAAACTTGTGTCATTTTTCATTTTTTAATTTTCCCCCTTGACAAACCACGCAATGCGTGGTATTATATAGACAGATCAAAGGACAGGGTAGCCGCACAGCGGCAGAAAGGAAAATATCATGAAAAAGACTTTTTATTCCGTCACCTACGCAGTATGGGGATCCAGCTTCTGCCGTGAGGCATGGTTCGACAGCAAGTCCGCAGCGGACGCCTTCGCCGCACACGATTACCGGGACGACCCGGTGGCCCACACCTACAGCAAGGCGGACAGCATCCGCGCCGCCGAGGAGCGCGTGGCCGCTACGGCAGCAGAGCTGACCGCCTGATCGCAGGTACGCTGCGGGCGGGGCTGACCCGACCAACCCCGCCCATGAAAATTTTCGACAGGAGGAACGGAGCATGGAGATCAACACCCACGGACGGAACATCAACCAGGAGACATTGGCCAACGCCTCCAACGCCACCAAGGGGCTCGGCTCCCGCACGGGGGAGTATGCGGAGATTTTTTACGACAAGTCTACCGGCGATGTCTGGTGCAAGTACCACTGGGACCGGGAGGAATGGACGGTCTACCACGACGATGACGTCACGAAGGTCGGACTTGCGGTACGGTACAAGACCCAGCAGCAGATCGCGGACATGATCGCCAGCACCCTGACGCAGGAAGAGCGGTGGGAGCTTGAAAACGCCGCATATCCGGCGGGCGGAACACGGTCATGATGGTGCTTGACACTTCCTGTGCAGCGTGGTAAACTATTTCTGTCGGATGCAGGAGGCGCTTGCATCTGGTGCGGCTCGATCCTGCCGCCGTGGGTTGAAATAGCAAGAAGGACAAACCCTTCAACCGCAGGAAAAGCACCGGTTTTCGGTGCTTTTCCTTTTTTACAATTTTGACGATGAAAGGATCCTAAAAATGACAGACAAACTGTTTTTTTCCTTGTTCAGCGCAGCGCTTTCTTCTTCCGACCGAGACGCCTTTGTCTCCGACTGGTCGCTGTCCTCCGTCTGGGGCGATGCACCAGATGCGGACATACCCGCAGACCGCATCGACCTGCTGGCGCGTCTCTGGGACGCCGCCCACCTGACGATCCGGGACATCCGTCAGCACACCGGCCTGTCGCAGGTGGCCTTTGCCACCCGTTATTGTATCCCCACCCGCACGCTGGAGGACTGGGAGCGTGGCGTGAGGAGCTGCCCAGATTACCTGCGGCTCCTGCTGGCGCAGGTCACCGGCCTTTACACAAGGCCGTGACGATTGCGGTCTCACAGTGTCCGGGTGCTACCCGGCCTCTTGTGCAGGCGACAGGATTCGAACCTGCGAACCCGAAATTTTACTATCGGAGCTGATTCCTCCCAGCTTCCGCCCGCATATATTTGTGCCGTGTGGGAGGTGCGACCTCCCGCCCCTGATCGTGGGGTGCAACGAGCGCACGGCATATGACAACAGCCCATAGGTTTCCCTACAGGCTGTTTGTGCCGGTATGACCTTTCGGTGCCAGAAGGTGCGCCCAATACCGGCGGCGCATAAGATGGAGGAAACGGGTTGAGTGGAAAGACGGGTGGATGACTATGCCTTATCATCCACTGTACCTATTGTAGCACATCATTAGGTGGAATTTGGCTCATCTTTTCCTGCAAAACCACAATATGTAGCAATGTCGAACAGGAATCTTTCTTTTCTCCGGCGGAATGTTGCTTCGCTTATCCCCGGAACAACAATCTTGTTGCGGGAATACTTATGCTTGCCCTGACAGTTGCGCATGATCCCCTGTGTAAGCTGCTTTCGAACGCTCTCGCTCTCCAAATCCCGCCCACATCGGTCTATGGCATATTCAACAGCCCGCATTTTCTTGGTTTCCGGCCAGTTCTCTATGGCGGCAAGCTGCTCCGCCTTGCTCTCGGCCGGTCTACCAATACCGGGGGAGCGGGGCATACCCTCTGTTGCACTTCTTCCGCCGCTCAGTATCTCGCTCCGTGCGTCGTTGTGCGCCTGTACCCGCCGTGGATAACCTCTGACATAGGCAATGCACTCAAGCCGCACATCATACGGCAGCGTTTTTTTTCGGCTCATGCCAGCCTCCTTACTCTGCGTTGTTTATCAGTTTGTAGTCGCTCCGCAGAGCGTCCGCAATATCCTTCTTGGTCACATAGCCGCTGTTTTTTGCGTCCACCAGCTCCACAAGGCACTGCTGTAAGTATTCCAGGCTGCGGGTGTCGTGCTCGTCCGCCGTCTCTTCCCGCACATGGAATCCAAACTTGTCCAGCAGCACGCAGGAAACATTGTCCATGCATTGTTTGGTGCCATCCAGGCGGCCCAGTTCGTAGGCCTTAGCCGGATTATTTGGCACCGGTCTGCCGTTTGCCCTTTTTAGCATCGCTATCACCCCTTTCCTCGTATTTGCATACGCCCGGTGTATTTGCCACTGGGCAATAATCCGCACACGCCGGGCAATCTGCGTTTACGCAAACCTCGTCTTGCATCCACTTGCAGTCGTCAAGCATCGGTTTTACCTTCCTTCCGTTCGCCGCTGCTGCAAAAATCATCAAATTCCATACCAACGCCAAGTCTACAACAAATTATGTATTTATTATCATCTGACATCGTGCCGCTCGTACAGTTCTTACACCGCACCACGACCTCTGCGTCTACAGTGGGGAGCTGCTCGGCATACTCCATCACAGACTCGATGCCATTGAGAAAATGCTTGTTGGCGTGTTCTTTGTCACAACGGTTCGCCCGAATGGGAAACTGTTGCAGTTTGTCAGCGTCAATCAGCCGCATCGCCGTTACCTCCGTCCATCTTCGCACCGCAGTTGGGGCAATAGTTCCAATTTCCAATATCGAAAAATGTAAAATCCCACTTAACCATCACGCCACACTCTGGGCATTTTAGATAATCATGGTCCTCAATCCATTGCCCATGCACCACCGGGGCCACATCGGCGGCGGGCGCATCCTCGATATCCTCCACGCCTACCACCATTTCGGCCAACTGCGGCCAGTTGCTGTGGCTTGCGTTGTACTGGTGGGTAAGCAGCGCCTCCCGGTCAATGTAATCAGCCATTGTCGTTCTCCTCCCCATTGAACCACTTCCGCAGTTCGTGAGCGCACGAAACACACAGTTCGTAGTCGTTGTCGTTTATGTCGTTTTTAACTCGCCGCATACCGGCATAGGTGACGGAGTTGAACGGGTTTATCTCCGCTCCGCAACGGTCACACACTCTCTTTGTTGCCATTTTCAGCACCATCCCATTCTAACGGTTTGCCGCACATCGGGCATTTTTCAGCTTTCTGCTCTTCGGCCATCAGCCCCAACTGCCGCTTGCAATGCGGGCAGTACGGTATATGCCACCAGCCGTAACTTCTGCCAAGTTTCCATTTCTTGTCGCAGTAAAAAGGCTTTTTAGGTTCATCCACGCTCTATCACCTCCTGTTTCCACGGGATGATCTCCTCCACGGATACCACCCGCACGTCCCCATAGCGCTCCAAGTCCATGGCCAGTGCCTCCTTGATGCCGATGGCCTGTCCCACCGGCCTGTCTACGTCCATCACGATCCTCAGCATCCTGCCTCCTCCTTTTACTCATACGGCACACCGATATACTCCAGCACCTCCCGCAGGCCCAGCTTGTCCATGCAATAGGCGTATTGCTTGGGGTGCGTAACCTTCATCCGCTGGAAGCGGTTTGGCTCCTTCTCCAGATGCGCCCCAAACATACAAAACATACAGCCCGTGCGGCTCAGGCCAGTGGTTGTAAGCCGGTCTTGCGGCTCGTAGCATCCAAGATAATCGATCCAATTCATCTGTCCTTCAAATTCCGGATCGTCATCCACTTTGATCTCACCGTATACCGGGCAATAAGGCACGTTAAATTCTTTGATATAATGCAAGACGTCCTGTTCCGTCCAAAACGATAGCGGTGCAGACCTCGGACGCCCGGCGTCAAAGGCATTACACCCGACCTTCGCCCATTGCGTCTGACGCAGGCGGCTTTCGCACGCCATGGTCCCCAAGATGGGTTTTCTCCCGGTCTGCCGCTCATAATGTTTGGCCGGTTTCTTTTTCATTGCAGTGCAGCACTTATGAGATACGCCAAAGGGAGCATCAACAAGAAACGACCATTTGGCTATTCTCTGCTTAAAGTCTGACTTTGAGCCATCTGGATTGTTGCCATTCACGCATTGAATCGCCCAATTTGACCCTTTTTTTGCATAATAAATGCGTTGTGAAACTTCCTTGCTGATAACCGGATACCCATATTCCCTTATGACTTCGTCAAACCGCATTTCAGGCCGGAGAATATCAACGTCAGCGTTAAAGCAATCCCATTTCCCAGCCTTGACCTCCCGAACAAACCGCTGGATCTCCGGGTATTCCAGCCCGGTATTGACGAACACTGCCGGAACGTCGGAGTACATGGAATCAACGATGTGCTTCAGCACTGTGCTGTCCTTGCCGCCGGAAAAACTGACGTATACCTGCCCGTCCCAGTGGTCGTACCAATCCCGGATGCGCTGCCGGGTCAGCGGGATCTTCAGCCGCAGCGGCAAGCTCTGCAGCTGCCGCAGGTCTCCTACCGTGTGCTTACTGTCTGCCATGCCTAAGTTCCTCCGTCAGCAGCAGCCGCACACCCTGACCCAGGGCGTACACCAGCTCGTTCTGCCAGATGTCCCGGCTCTCCTTGATGCGGCACATCCCCGTCTCGATAGCGTCCAGCGCCTCCATCAGATCCTCACGACTCGCCATACTTGCCCTCCCCTCGAAATACCACAACCATAGAGGGAAACGGGGCCGGATTGGCTGCTCCGCCAAACCTCAACCGCCCCCTCACAAAACGAATCTCAGCCTTGCCATATATGTACTCGTGGAACCACTTGGTGTCCGTCCGTACGGGCAGCAGCATCACTACCACCGCACCAGCCTTTGCCGCCAAGGCCACCCTCTCCACCCATTTGCCTATTTGACGGCCATATGGAGGGTTGCACCATACCACGCCCTCCCATGGCTGGGTAAGCCCATCCTGCTCCGGCGTGTAATACCGGGTAGTCTTTGCATTTTCCGGCAAGGCGCAGACGTCCAAGCTAAATCCAAATTCTCTGTTTATCTCGTCAAAAAAGTCCTGCGGTGTCGCCCACTTATCCGTCTTGCTGCTGAACATCAAGCTTGTATCCATCACTCCACCTCCTGCATCCAGAATTCGTGTCTACAAGTATTACAATCAACATTATTATTACCATCAATAGGACAAGAAAAACAAGTATCAACCCATCCAGGACAAAGTACCGAAATACCATCAACGCATTTTGCATAGGGATATTGTTCAAGAAGCGCGCTCTGCCGTGTCTTACGCGGGTGTGCAGCAGACCACTCCTCGACGATCTGAACAAGCCTTTCGGCGTCATTCATCTCCCATATTGTGCTGCATATCATACCGTCCGCAGGGCACTTGGCACACCCACGAAAATGTTTACACATCCGGTTTCTCTCCCGGATAAACTCCACTGCATCCATGTCTATACTCCTTTCCGCCCCGCCTCCGGGGCCTCCCCTCTTACCATCTGCCAGCACCGGCGGAACCACACCATCCACGCCACGCAGCCGGGCCATTGCTGCCCGCCCATCCTCTGGCTGCAGCTGCCCAGATCCTTCGATCGCCTCCGGCAGGCCTCACAGGGGAGCCTGTCCGGGCAATCCTTCGCACAGGGGCTTTTCATCCGGCCCACCTCACGATCTTTTCTCTCACTCCCCACCGCAAAGCGTCCTCGTGGCTATCAAAGTAAAGGTCAATGCGGTCGCCGCTAATTGCGCCGCCCACATCCTGTGCTATGTAGATATGCCCATCGATCTCAACCTCTGTCCCCAACGGTATCACATCGGGGTCCGTGGCGATGGTCACGCCCTGTTTTGCTTTCGCTCCTGTGGCTGTATAGCCGTTTGAATACGCTCCACAGCATTTTTCGCATGGGCAGTATGCTGTCACGGTCATGGTACTTTCGTGCGTGTAGGCGGCTTTCTGTGGCGTTTCTTGGCGGATTACTTCCGCCACCAGCGGGGAAACAGGTTCTTGCTCCTCCACATATTCCGCTTCTGCGGCAAGTGGCTCCACCCACAATATCCCGGCGGCAATCAGCAGCCCAAGGGCCGCACCTCCGACAACTGTAAATATGCTCTTTCTGCTCATTTTCTTCCTCTCCCGTATACCATCCATTGCATAGATACCCCAAGCGCATCACAGATATGTGCCAGCACCCACACCGATGCGGTGCTGTGTCCACACTCAATATAGCTGATTGTCGATGGTGCTACACCAGATTCCAAAGCCAAATCATTCTGCGACATAAGTTCCTTCTCCCTTGCCTCCCGCAGGCGCTTCCCCATACCCGCAAAATCTGCCGTCATGTGTATCCTCCTTTCTATCATCAGGATCGTACTCTGGGCAACTTACCACCAAAAATGATGTGTATTTTTCATTTTTTGTCGGGATTGCATTCCACCCCTTTACCGGCTCAAATCGTATAGGCCAGCCCTTTTTTGTGTAGTCTACTTCTGTCCATGATCATCCTCCATACGCTTTTCTACAAGTCCAGCAAAGCGTTTTCCCTCCAGTGGTAATATGCTCCTTCACGAGTTTTTTCCTCCTCTCACCACTCAACCGTGACTTCACATTCATTCGGCATAAGCAGGCGTAGATTTTGCAAAACGCTTTCCCGGTCTCCCCGGATAGTGAGCCGTGCGTGCAGCAGCTCTGCACCCCTTGCGGGTGGGGCAATTTCGTCGGTCTGCTTCTCCGGCGTTTCTGCTGCCGTCTCTTCGGCTGTGTGCCACTCCGATAGTTTCTTTTGCCACAAGTCAAGGTTCCGACCACCTCGCACAAACGGCACGCCCAGCTTTTCTCCATATTCTCTGATGGTGGCGCTGCAACAGCCCATCTCGTCTGCAAGGTATGTAGCTGCCCCTCCACAACTCTGCATATTCCGCAGGTATTCTCGCTGCAGGTCGTCCGGCATTCCCTTGAATTCAGCCAACGGCATAGGCCGCGTGATGTCGTAAGTTTTCACCGCTCCGTTCATCTCCTTTTTCTGCTCCGCAGTGAGATAATCACTGGGCAATCTGCATTTCCCACGCTTACGGTTTACATGGGCAAACGCACCTCTTGCAACACGCTTTTTCTGCACGATGTCATAGTCAAAATCATTCATAGGCGGTTATGCTCACCTCCGTCCGGGGGTGCTGCTTGTCATACAGCACCCGGCTTCCGTCGTGGCTGACGATAATGCCGCTGTGGTCGTCCTCCAACACACCCGCCTCCACCAGCACGTCATCCAGCGCCTCCAACAGGTTTGTCAGATCCACTTTACGCCTTGTGGGCATATAAAACAGCGCCTTCACCTCCACCGGCTGCCGTATGGTCTCCAGCCGATACGTCCGCAGACACCATGCCGCCGCCTCGGCGTACTCCCGGTACGCCCGGCTGGGGGCGATGAAGGGGCGCCCCGTTCCGTCGTTTTTCAGGATCTGCTGGCTATTCTTCTTCGTCACCGGCGCAAGGCCGATGGTCATGATCACTTCCACTTTCTTCCTCCCGTCTTGCATATTTCCCGTCCACGGCCTCGCACAGCGGACACAGCCAGTATTCCCCGGCGCAGTATCGGGTGATCTGCCGCCGCAGCGCCTCACGGGACGGCATCCAGCTGACCACCGGATCGTCCGCCAGCACCCCCTCGCACACAATGCGCTGGGAGCCGTTGTCTGTCCTGTAATAGGGGCATCGCACGTGTACCTTTGCGTGTCCTCCGGCCATCCTCTCACCATCCCATGTACTTTTCCATCTGCCGGTCTGTCAGAGCCTGTGCAAGGCCATTTTTGGGCGGCGCAGAGGCTTCCGTCCTGCTCCACCGCTCCCACGTCTCTGCATTTCGGCAAGCCGCTTTCCAGTCTTTCATGGGGGTCTTGCCGACCATCCACCCTTTCGATGCGTAGAAATCGATAAAGCCCTGCGGATCTACGGGTGACTGGCGTTCAGCCACATAGGACTGCACCTCTGCCAGCGTGGGCGGAACAAAGCGCTTGGGGGCTGAGGGGGGAGGGGGGGAGCAATAACTATCGTTCTCACTCTCTTTCTCTCTCTCTTTCTCCTTCTCTTTCTCCTTGCGGGTTTGTTCCGGTTTGTTGTCGGTTTGTTTTCGTTTGTTCTGCGTTTGTTCCGGTTTGTTTTTCGTTTGTTCCGGCCTGTTGCCGGTTTGTTCGGTGGAGGGTACCATTTGTTCCGCCCGGCTGCGGTTTTCCGCCTTGCTGCGGCCCACCTCCAGCGTGGGCCGGATCAGGGTGAAAATGGCCCTGGCCACGCCGGATAGCTCCGGCTCCTCTCCGTCCAGTGCATAGGCGCATACCGCCAGCACGATGGCCCGGAACTCCTCCGCCGGGATCTCCTTCAGTGCGTCGTAGTAGCTCCGGTACCAAGTAAATTGCTTTCGCTCCATCCCACGGCCCTCCCGTTAAAAG